GCGGTAAGGCTACTAAGTTCGGTAAGGCCATGGTCAAGAAGTCGGCAGACACCAAGGGCCGTGCAATGGTCAAGAAGGCCGGTGGTGGCAAGTGCTACGCCAAGGGCGGTCTCGTTGCTGGACATAAGTCAGCTGATGGTATCGCTGTCAGGGGTAAGACCAAGACTTCGATGACCAAGATGACAAAAGGCGGCTCCTGCTAATGCGCGCCTCTCGCGGCATGGGTGACATGCGGGCGTCCAAGATGCCCGGTAAGAAGACAATTCGTCGTAAGGATAATCCTGACGAAGTGGCCATGTACGCGAAAGGCGGTAAGCTTGATATCTCGAAGGCCATTAAGAAGCCGGGTGCACTACGCTCGGCTCTTGGTGCCAAGAAGGGCAAGCCAATTCCAGCCGCTAAACTTGCCAAGGCGGCTAAGGCTCCGGGCAAACTAGGTCAACGTGCACGGTTCGCGCAGTTGTTGAAGGGCTTTAAGAAGAAGTAATGGCACGGTCGGACGAACCTAAGTGGAAGCGTATCGTTGCCAGCGTAAAGGCTGGCACGAAGGGTGGAAACGCAGGTCAATGGTCCGCACGTAAAGCCCAGCTTGCTACGCAACGGTATAAGAAGTCTGGTGGCGGTTATAGTGGCCCGAAGACAGAAGCTCAGAAATCTCTATCCAAATGGACTAAGGAAGACTGGGGAACCAAGTCGGGCAAGCCGTCTACACAGGGGCCAAAAGCCACGGGTGAGCGCTACTTACCTAAGAAAGCACGTGAGGCTTTGAGTTCGCAGGAATACTCTGCTACAAGCAAGGCGAAACGCGCAGGCACTAAGGCGGGCAAGCAGTTCGTCAAACAGCCGAAGGCGATAGCGGCGAAAACAAAAGGGTTCAGGTAATGGCCACGAGCGGCACCACAGCATTTAACCTCAACCTCAACGACTTAGTCGAAGAGGCTTTTGAGCGTTGTGGGGTTGAGCTTCGCACGGGCTACGATTTGCGTACAGCGCGCCGTAGCTTGAACCTGCTCACTATTGAGTGGGCAAACCGTGGCATTAACCTGTGGACTATTGAGCAGGGCTCGATACCGTTAGTGCAAGGGCAGATTGTTTATGACCTGCCTATAGATACTATAGACCTACTTGAACATGTCGTGCGCACTCAGACCGGAGAGCAGCAGACCGATATTACGATTAATCGTATCAGTATCGACACATATTCAACAATCCCGAACAAGAATGCGCAGGGTCGGCCTATCCAAGTGTGGATTAACCGCCAGTCAGGTGCGACCTATCCGGCAGGTGGACGGCCTGCGGGCACTAACCCGACTACAGGTGTTGCAAACCCACAGATTAACGTGTGGCCCGCCCCCGACCAGAGCAATTACTATACCTTTGTCTACTGGCGCTTGCGCCGCTTACAGGATGCTGGCGATGGCGTTACTACGCAAGATATACCGTTTAGGTTCCTCCCTTGTCTGGTGGCTGGTCTCGCGTATCACCTATCCTTAAAAGTCCCCGGTGCGCTTGAGCGGTCTATGGGTCTGAAGATGCAGTACGAAGAACTCTGGCAGCAGGCTGCTGATGAGGACCGCGAGAAAGCGCCTTTGCGCATCGCACCTCGTCAGTATTTCCGGTGACCCATGCCTAATCGGTTTGCATCTGGTAAATGGGCAATCGCCCAGTGCGACCGCTGCAACTTCCGCTATAAGCTTAAGGAGCTCAAACGGCTTGTCATTAAGACTAAGAACATCAACATTCTCGTGTGCCCCACGTGCTGGGAACCAGACCAGCCGCAGCTTCAGTTGGGTATGTACCCCGTGGATGACCCGCAAGCATTGCGTGACCCACGCCCAGACAACAGCTACTACCAAGCGGGCCTCAACCCGAACAACAACCCGAGTGATGGTAGTCGCGTAATCCAGTGGGGGTGGAACCCTGTTGGGTTAGATAATCCTTTGGGTTTATTTGGTCTTCCAAATACGCTATTAGGTAATGGTCAAGTAGGGACCGTAACAATCGAGACGGAGAATTAGTGATGGATAAGAAAGATTTAAAGCAGGACAAGGCTACCGCAGCGAAGGCCGTGCACAAGCACGAGCGCGCAATGCACAAGGGTAAGCCTCTGACCAAGATGGCCAAGGGCGGCAAGACCAACGCACAGATGGGTGCAATGGGTCGTAACCTAGCCAAAATCGCCAACCAGAAGAAATCTTCGCGGGGTAAATAATATGGACTACAAACCAAAGACGGTGCCGATTGTGAAAAACAATAGCGGCTATCCTAACAACATTGCTAACACCCAGACCGTGAAAACACGCGGAACCGGTGCGGCAACTAAAGGTACGCATAGCAGCAAGAAGTTGGCATAATGAATTACGCTGAACTGTTCGAGACAATCAAAGGGTACGTCGAAAACGACTTCCCCAACACCTCATGGACCGGCTCTGACGGCTCCAGCACGGTGACGTTGACGTCTACCGAACAGATTAACACGTTCATCGAACAGGCTGAGCAGCGCATCTTTAACACGGTGCAGCTGCTTGACTTGCGTAAGAACGTGACGGGTAACATGACGTCAGGCAACAAGTACCTTTCGGTGCCTTCAGACTGGCTGGCTAACTTCTCCATGGCTGTCATCGACGCCACTGGACGCTACGAATACCTACTCAACAAAGACGTCAGCTTTATTCGGCAGTCGTTCCCGAACCCAAGTACGACCGGCATACCCACACACTATGCCTACTTTGACGAGAACTCGTACATTCTGGGGCCGACGCCGGACGCTAACTATGCAGTTGAACTGCATTACTTCTACTACCCAGAGTCTATCGTAACTGCAGGCACAAGCTGGCTGGGTGACAACTTTGATAGTGCTTTGCTTTATGGTTCGCTCATCGAGGCATATATCTTTATGAAGGGCGAGCAGGATATTAACGCTGAGTACCAGAAGCGGTACGACAGCGCGATGGCGATGCTCAAGCAGCTTGGCGAAGGCAAGAACCGTCAGGATATGTACCGGACGCCGCAAGCACGATATCCGGTCGTGTAGGAGGTATAGATGTTCGATCCCGTCTCAGGCACTATTGGCAACGTCATGGTTATGGCTACCCAAGGTCGTGGTTCCACGCCGGAGGAAGTTGCCGAGCGTGCATTGGATAAGATTATCTATGTCGGCAGCAACGCACATCCTGCTATTCGGGACCAAGCTGAAGCCTTCAAAGACAGCATCCGTGGAGTGTTAGTGCACTATATGCACGAAGCTGTGCGGTCGCATAACGTAACTCTGGTGAACAAATTTAAACAGGCGGGGTATCCAGAGCTTACCTCGATACTTGATACATAAGGAGGCCTTAAGATGGCAATTACCCAAGCAATGACCACGTCGTTTAAGGCCGAGCTTATGCTGGCTGTGCACGATTTCCGCGTAGGCGGTGATACCTTTAAGCTGGCGATGTACACTTCGTCGGCTACGATTGACGCCAACACCACCGCATACACTACGTCTAACGAAGTAACAGGTACAAACTACACCGCTGGCGGTGGTACACTGACTAATCTTGGTGTTGTCACGTCGAACAACAGTGCGTCCACAGGTACAGGTTTCACAGACTTCTCTGACTTGACCTTTGCAAACTCGTCCATCACGGCTCGTGGTGCGTTGATTTATAACACAACGCCTTCAGCTAACTCGAACGCGAACACCACGCTGACGAACGCTGCGGTAGCTACGCTGGATTTTGGTTCGGATAAGACTTCGACAGACGGTGACTTCACTATCATCTTCCCGACCGCTACTAATACGACTGCAATCATCCGCATCGTATAAGGAAAACCAATGCCTTTAAATGTTGCTGACCGCGTACGCGATACTACCACTACCACTGGTACAGGTACGATAACGCTCAGTGGTACCTCACCTACGGGGTACCAGACCTTTAGTGCGGTCGGCAACGGTAACACCACATACTACACTATTAACGCTGGTGCACAGTGGGAAGTCGGCATCGGTACATACTCAGGTGCTGGCCCTACGCTTTCGCGTGACACTGTGCTTGCGTCCAGCAATAGCGGTTCGCTCGTTAACTTCTCCGCAGGCACCAAGGACGTGTTCTGCGACTACCCAGCCAGCAAGTCTATTTCGGACGGCTTCGGCCTCCTACCACCTGCTAATGGCGGCACCGGTCTCTCCAGCCCCGGTACGGCGGGTAATGTCCTAACCAGCGACGGCACGGAATGGGTGTCGCAGATTCCCTCCGGCGGAGGCATAGCGTATACTACGGTCAAGACCGCGAACTTTACTGCCGCCGCAAACGATGGCGTACAGACTGATACTAGCGGCGGAGCCTTCACGGTTACGCTTCCAGCTACTCCATCTGTCGGTGACCAAGTTTTTGTTGTCGATAGTGCAGGGTCGTGGGCTACAAATAACCTCACAGTCGGACGTAACGGCTCGACCATCAACGGCTCAGCTTCAGACCTCATCTGCAACATCTCCGGTGTCAGCGTTCAGTTGGTTTACAGCGGTACGACTTGGGATGTGTACGCGCAGGTCGGCGGAGCAGGTGCAGGTGTTGTTTCGGCATCGGGCGGTGGTACGGGGCTAACTTCCTCAGGTACTGCCGGAAACGTTTTGACCAGTGACGGCACTGGCTGGACGTCTGCTGCACCGATAGCAGCATACCCGCAAAACATACAAAGCAGCAACTACACGTTGGTTCTCGGCGATGCCGGTAAACAGATATATTCTGCCAACACTGGCGCCCAAACCATCACGATACCAACCAATGCGTCGGTGGCGTTCCCTATCGGAACCATAATTACTCTGTTCAACATGGGTACAAGCACAATTACCCTAAGCGTATCTGGTGTTTCGGTTTATCAAATTGGGAGCACGACAGCCGTAACAAGCCCTAAGATAGCCTCTGGTGTACCCGTACAGTTGGTAAAGACTGGTACAAACGCGTGGAACATACTCACAGGTACGTTAACAACATCCACTATCGCCTCTTATCTCATTGCCGCTGGTGGCGGTTCAGGTGGCTCAAACGACACCAACATGGGGACTGGTGGCGGCGGCGCTGGTGGATTGCTGACCGGCACTTCTACTTTAACATTTGGAACCACCTACACAATCACGATTGGCGCTGGTGCTGCTGTGCAATCCATT